CAATCGTCGGCAGTGCAGTGACAATCATGTCGATGGCTGGCGACACTTCGCTCTCGTAGAACTGCGCCCCACTGCGTTCAATATCGGCCATCTGATACTGGACGCGCAAGTTTTCTGTCTCCTGCATCGCTCGCTCGGCTCGACGCTCGGGCGAGTTTTCTACTTCGTACGCTTCGCGTACGGCGTGCAAGAAGTTCTCGTCCGTGAGAAGGCGCTCAATTTGCTTTTCGCGTTCTTCGAGCACGGTGACGTATTCCTGCAATTCCTGCTGCGCGATCTGCGCTTGCTGCTCCACCTGCTTGACCTGCTGCTCGCGCTCGGCGTTGTACACGCCCCACTGCGCGAGCTTGACCACCTGATCCAAGCGGTCCTGCCGCACCTTGCCGTTCGCCTTGTACTCCACCACCAAGTCGGGGATCTCAACTTCCCCCTCGGCATCCTTGAGCGTGAACTCGGTCGCCAGTCCGTCGGTCACGACGGGCACCGCGACATAGCCCTCTGGCAGCTCGACCGCCTCGGCTACTGGCGCATCGTCGCTGTCTGCTGCCTCGTCCGCGTCTGGCGTGGGGTCGATATCTGGTGCCACCTCGGCTTCTGCGACCGGCGCAACGGACTGTTCCGTGTCGTCGGCGTCGGGAGTCGTAGGAGGCAGCGCAGAGTCTACCGCACTGGCAATCGCTTCGGAAATGTCCACAAGATCCTCTTAGGGTTGGGCGGACAGGGCATCGGCTGCTTGCGCGGCCTGTTCTGCCTCTGGGGTTCCCGTCAACTGCTGTTGGAGCATACCAACCACGCCGATTGGGGGGTTCCCAGATGCCAGCGGCATCTGTCCAGGAGAGATGGCGGGCACACTTGCGGCTGGCCCCACACCGGCAGGAGCCGGAGCCGGAGCGCCACCCTGCGGTGGCATCCCGCCCTGCTTCTGCGTGGCTTGATTCGCCAAAGCCATCCACCGCTCTTGTCCAGCGGCGATGATCTCGGGCGACAAGTCATCCTGCAACAGGATCTCGCGCTCCAGCACGTCCTGATGGATCGCTTCGTTATCCTGCCAGCGCATATCGGGCACCGGCTCGCCCGAGCGGATCGCGTCGGCCACGCGCTTGGCCCGCGCTTCCTGATCTTCGTCCGGTGTCCCAATGTCCTTCGCCATCGCAAACATCTGGCGACGACGGTACTCCTTGAGGTCGATCACGCCCGTCTGGAGCCAGTTGTCCAGCAGGTAGAGGCGGAACGCCATCGGCATCGGCATGAGGGTCGCCGGTTCCACGCGCACATCCGACTCGCCATCGAAGTCCGACGCACTGACGGCTCGCGCCAGATCGGGGCGGTTCTTGCCAATCGCGCCCAGCGAGCGCGGCAGCGAGTAGCCCCACGCCATTGCCGCCATCGTCACCTTGCACCAGTCGGTGTAGGCATACGACAGCGCGGTGATGGGCGGTGAGAACACGCGCTCCAACTGCTCACGGCTGGCGATGATGGCACGACCCGACTCGCCGGTGACCTGTCCACGGCTGACGGCGTTCCAGCCCGACGCATCCTCGAACGCGGTCTTCTCCAGCGCCAAGGCTTCCTTCACATCGTTGCCGACGCTAAAACCCTGCACCGGCTGGATGGTGTCGCTCATCGGTCCTGCGCCACGCACTTCGATCATGCTCGTGACGCCACCCATGAACGTTTCCGTGGAGATCGCGTTGGGGCGCGTCAGGAAGCGGCCACCGGCGTTCACGCGGATATTCTCGACCCACTTGGACAGCAGCGCATTGACGCGCATCTGGTGGTCGAGCCACTGCTCCATGATGGGGCGCGGGTAGTACGACGGGTCGCTGGAGCCGTCACGCACCGCCACGACGGGGATTACACCCCAGAGCAGCGGGGACGGCCCGAAGACCACGTTGTTGCCCACCACGACCATCTGCAAACCTTCGGGGAGGGCATCGGGATGGGGCGCAACGTAGACCGTGAGGCGCTCGGTCACATCTTCGTTGCGTAGGCGCTGGCCTTCGCCTATGGTCGTCTGCGTTAGCACCCACGACCCAATGCCCTCCGCGCCGGAATACGTCGGCGCATTGCCTGGCGACTGCATCGTGTCCGATGCGTCCAAGCCCGTCACCCCGTAGCGGAAGCTGGCTTCCGAGCGGGAAATCACTTCACGAATGATGACCCAGTACGGCGCTTGCGTAGCCGTCGCGTTGGGCGACACGCGCACCTGCTCCACACGGAGCGTCTGACAACCGATGTCGCCCAGCGGCTTGCGCTGCCCAGGCCGTTCACCCAGCCGCTCATCCCACGGGCCACGGTCGGGGTCCCAGAACATGTGCCAAAAGCTCAGGCCGTCCGTCTGCGCCCAGAACGCGGCTTCGCGTCCGATGCGCTGCATGTTCTGCTGCTCCCACTGGTGTTCCAGCGCGAGCTGCTGCGCGGTCGCCTTGCGCTTGTCGTCAGGGTCTTGCGTGGTCGGCGTGACGGCGAAGCCAGGCTTCTGGTCCATCATGATCTGGAGGCGCTGGTCTAGCGCCTTGTCGATCATGTTGTACACGACACGCGCTGCATCACGCGGACGGGCCGGTTCACGCCACGGTCCTAAGCCGGACGCGGAGATCCACTGCTGGCCGGCACGGAACAAGCGGTTGCGCTCCACGAGGTGCAAGTGCATCTGCACGGACTCGCGGCGGCTGGTCCACAGGTTGTGGCACCACGAGGCCCACGCTTGCATGGAGTCGGCCAACTCAGGGATCGCGGCGGGGAAGTCTGCGCCGTACATCGCCTTCTGCAACGCGGCGAGATCTTCGTCTGGCGTTGCGCCCGTGTCTTCGGGCGGGTTGGGAGCCACTTCCGCATTGGGATCACGCGGTACATCCACACTCAGCAGATCAGCCATCATCTGCTCAAGGTTCATCCCTTCTTCTAGCTCAGGCGTCAGCGGCAGCGTCATGTGGGTTACCCGTCAATGCGTCCAATGCCTACGGCACTGCGGACCTTGTTCCAGTCGCGCAATTCCTCGAATCGCTCCCGCACGGCGCGAAGCACTTCTTCCTGCGCCCATGCCTCGCGTTCTTGCATCGCGTAGGCCACCAAGTCTTCTGGTACGTCGATCTCGTTATACGCGGTGGGCGTGGCGGCACTCCGCTGGGGAGCAAACGCCACGGCCACCTGACACACGCGGAAGACCGCCGTGAGTACCACGACGGCCCAAATCCCGTGAACCAGAAGCGTCACGTTAGACGCCATTGTACTTGAGGGTGATCACCGGCGAGCCTGACGTGTAGGCGCTGCACCGCGCACGAACACCCGAGTACGCCTGGGTGCTGGCGTTCCAAATCCCGACCGCCGTGGCCGTCGTTACTGCCGTCGTCGCAGCAGGAGCGGACCCGACCGGCTGCATATGCAGCGCGACCCAGTTGATGTTGTCGCAGGTCGCCTCAAACGTGATCGTCGCGCTCAACGTGCCCGTGATCTGCACCGACACGTTCCCGCTTGACGGGAACCCTACCAGCGTTGCGGCATCGTTCTGTGCTGCCACCGTCACGCTGTTTCGCATCTGATTGCCAACAGACATCGCCTACCTCCAAGTCTTCGTGGTCAGTTACAGTCCCATGCCCGCAACGACTTGTTGATCCGCGAGTCCGGATCATTGGCCGTCTTGGCGCTGGTCAGCTTGTCCTTCATGCCCTTCATGCGTTTATACCGGAAAGAAGATATCAGTGTTTTCGTCTTCCACCGCTGTTTCTCCTCCCCAGTACGGCTGACACTCTCCGCAAGCGCAACGACCCTCAAGGTACAATGCAGCAAAGCGAAGAAGTTCTGGGTTATCTCGAAAATGCCCAAGACCCATGTTGCACCTCATACACAATCCGCCGCGTACGTGTCCAGTGCTGTGGTCGTGGTCTACGGCAAACTTTTTGTCTTTTGGCTCACCGCAAATTACACATTCTGGCAAAGCGCGAGCTTCAAGACCTCGCGTTTTATCAGAAACTCCTTTTGGCAATACCATTCCGCGTTTGTACTCAGAACGGCATTGGCGGCACCATGAATCTAGACCGTTATTCTTTCCTCTGTGCAGCGGGAAAAACTTAGCAGTCGCTGGCTTTTCTGTTTTGCACCGTGTACAGGTCAGCATTCCCATTGACGCCTCGCTTTATTCAAACGGCTTTCTGGGTTTGCTGCGGCTTTCGGCCACATCTTGGCTTGTCCTGCACTGCGCCGACAGAAAGCGACACGCCGCTTGGCGCTTTTCTCCGAGCGAGCAGCTTCGGCCTTCTTCACCGGACGCTTAATGTCCCGTCCTTCCGCCCGCAGCGACGCCCGACCCTTTTCATTCAGGCCACCTTCGGGGTTCTTCCCCTCAGCTCGCTGCCACGCGGGAGACTTGGGCATCAGTCCTCGTACTCGTCTTCCGAGTCTTCCGAGTCGTCTTCCGACTCGTCTTCGTTGTCCATCTCCTCGTCCATCTCGTCGTCTTCGTCCTTGAGCAGCGCGAGTTCGGCCTTGAGATAGCCAATCTTTTCTTCAAGCGCGGCGATCTTCTGCGCCTTGGACATGCCCTCGTCCTCGCCCTCGTCCTTCTCGCCCATCTTGCCCATGCCGCCCATTGGACCCTTCGGCTTGCCAATGGCGATCATCACGGCCACGCCAGGGCCTTTGCCCTTCCGCTGCATGATGGGCTTGCGCTTGAGCTTTTCGCGCAATTTGCTTTGCATATCCTGCTGCTTTGAGGCGACCGCTTCCATTCCGCGCTTTGGCATGTGTTCCTCACCACCCGTCTGACGGGAGTTGTGACATAAAGTTTCCCACTGCCGCTAATGAACGCGGCGGACCCACCTCACCATCGCCCACGTTACCATCTCGTCCGTCTTCGCGCAATGGGAATGGCGTAAACTCTGCTGGGGGAACACCTTGCACCCGATCCCACCCATGCAGCGCCAGCCCCAGCGCCATCACGCCGTCGTCGTGGAATCCCGATGGAGCCTCGTACCGGACGCCCGACGCGGTGTAGGTAAACTCGAACGCCTCCAGCTCGGCAATCAGCCAGCCGTCAGGGATCTTGAGTTCGGTGCCTTGGAAGGCCGCGACCAGCCGCTGCATGAGCCGGAGCTTGCTGGGCTGGGTAAAGACGTGGGGGCTGACGCTCACCCCCATTGTTTGCAAGTCCGCGACGATGGCATCACCCACGCCCGTGGCGTCCGCCACAATCGGGGTCTGACCGACCATCTGCCGGATCTTGTCCTTGGTCATCGCCCACGGCGATTGCCAGCGTTCCAGCACACAGACTTCGCGGTAGGCGTCCAATCCGACGACCACGGTAAAGTCCAGCGAGCGGGCCAAGTCCACACCGTAAACTACGGCAGGTCTTGCACTTACGGGTCCAACGGCACGTCGGATGGCGTCAAGACCGAAGGGGTTCGCGCCATCATCTGTCGGAACGCCCTCGAACTCCTGCGCGAAGATCTCTGGTGGCAGTTCCTTACGCGCCAGTTCCACTTCTTCCGCAGGGATGTACGGGTTTTCCAGTGTCGGCGCACGAAAGCTCTGCCAGTCCGCATCTTCGCCCAAGCCTCGGTTAAAGAGGACTACAAACCCATGCCG